TGCGGTCGGTATCAATCTCGAACGAGTAGCCGTCTAGCTCTATTTGCTGGATCGTACTTTTTACTGGTGGTGTTACGCCATCGGCTGGCGTGGTTTTTGGCTCTGCTGGTGTTGCTGGGGGCATATTAGTTCTCCATCTCTTATTAGTAATAAGATTATACCATAACAAAAACGCCCAGCATACACTGGGCGCTCCTGCGAATATATACGCTGACTATGAGCCAACGACTGCAATGTACTCGGTGTGAGTATTGCCAGAGCTGTCAGGGAATGCCTGAAACAGTGCTGGGTATGCAATCGGGTCACCATCAGTGTAAGTGATGTCGCCGCTACGGTCAGCAATGGCTGCGTGAGGCACAACGATTCGCTTTACGCGACCGCCGGTCAATACAAGCTCAAATACTACCACTACGCGAGGCAGTGGAGCGCTGTTTTGGACGACAGTGATGTTATCACCTACGACCGTAACATTGTCCTCACCGTAATATACTCCTAATGCGTCTGGGTTGGTCTCCAGAAGATTGACCATGAAAGTTTCGCCAAATTTGGTTTGCCCGTTCAAAACGAGATCACCGCCCCATGCGTTTACTTCCGATGTATCAGTCTTGACCGAGTTAACCAAGCCATCTTCACTAACATAACCCAGCCCCTTAAAGGCTGCATCCAAGTTAGAGGTTGCATCTGTAGGCAGGGTCGTCCCTGCAGGAGCTACAAATACAGCACCGGTGGCTTTAGGTTTACCAAACGAGACGTTGTCGGCATCGTTCATGATGATATTACCTGTTGAGAGTTGTTGGCACAACGGACCGCGAGGGTCGCTCTGCTTATGCTAGTAGTATAACACAACCGTATTAATTTACTTGTTCTTGTCGACAGTTGATTTTAATTATGAAATCTATACTGCATCGCTCTTCGTAACGAGGGGCTGGTGGCTGGGCTGTAGTAGTGTTATTGGTCGTATTATTTGTAGTAGTAGAGTTATTATTAACAGTTGGAGTGCCTGAGCTTGGAGTCGTTTCTGGGCTAGACTGCGCCTGTGTGCTTTCTGCAGGCTGTGTGTCGGCATTTGGCACTATATTTATATAGTTACAGTCTTTACGTCCTGAAGCCTCGCATTCGAGCTGTTGGCGGCGCTCCCGGGTAACTATTGCGAAGTTCTGTGTGTAATATTGGTATTCTATATGCCTTATACCAAATATCGTCTGCACTTGATATACGTTTGTGAACTGAAGCACGCAGTTTGCGCCCACTGGAACATCAGACGGCAAGTTGCCCACGTTTATAGTGTTACCCTCTAGATGGCGCTGTATCGACTGTGTGCTAAAGAAGTTACCATCGGCGCTGTATGATGGTGGTTTAATAACGCCTTTGTAGTCTTTACAGAATACCTCGCGCAACACCCTCACCTCACCTTGATAGTAAGTATCGCCAAAAAATATGCCACTTATATCTTCGCCGGGGTAGTAACTAGCCTGATCGGTTGCAACTGGGACTTTTATATTGGCTGTTTTAATTGGTCGGACGTATAGAAAAATAAGAATGCCGAGAGCTATTATAGCTAGAATCGGTATTACAGTTAGTAGCGTATCTGTTACTCTAACCACGACATGGCGCAGATTACCACCCTTTAACCAACGCTTGCGCGCTGCCAGTGGGGTATTGAGTAATTTAGTGACTGTGGATTTTAACTTGCGCATTTCGCGTGCTTGCCCTTTCTAATGCATCCAAATGTGGCTTGAGCTTTTTATGAAAACGCCGCCTTATGTAGATACGGCTACCGCTGCTCAAGAGTATTATAACAATTATGGTTAAAGCAGTAACCATGCTAAATACCTCGCTCATTGTCCAGCCTTTTCTCTAGCCGCTCTACAACCTTCAGCATTTTAGTGTCTACCTCTGTACTCTTGTTAATTGCATCCACAGTTTTTTGGGCTATGTCTTTGATGTAATTATTATACTCCGAACCTATCTTATAGTTCTGCCAGATAAAATACAGTAATAATCCTACCGGTAATCCAAAATTCTGTACCAGATCATTAATCTGCATAGCCTATGACCCGTAAATATCTGCCGTTGTGCTTGCTACATTGCCGAGGCGTTGGTTTCCATATAGTCCTAGATCATTAAGCTCAGACTTCTTAAACCATAAGTCGCCAGATGGATTTGTATATTTGTAGTTCTCAGAGTACGGACCGGCAGTTTGCGAGAAGGTATCGACAGGTGGTTGGTCGGTAGGAGTAAGCATTGCGCGCTTTGTAGCCTCCATAATAACCCACTGAACAGTAACAAAGTATGCAGGGTCGTCATTAACTAGGGTATCCATGTCTCCATGACCCTGTCGGGTGCTAATAGTGCGTAAGCGGTTACTTGCTAGCTTAAGCAGGCTGTTTGCGCGTGCCTTATCCTCATCACTAGTAATAGGCTTCCAGAAAATAGCCAAGTCTTCATCATTAGCATAAGCATCTGGGGTTGTTACTGGGGTTACTACGCCTGCCATTACTTTAGACCTCCATTATTCATAAAACTTGCATTAGTTGCCTCTAGGCGGCGCTTTTGCAGTTCCTCTGCTTCGCGGATACCAACACCGAGCATTCGGTAGCCAGCAATTGTACCAGCAAGCTCTGGCATAACTGTAAACAACTTGTATAATGCATCTCCAGCCGCGCCGACATCTACTTGGAATATAGGCTTCCAAGATGGCACGATTTCGTCTAATCCTTCAGGTATAACATTATTCTGGTCAAGTGCTAATCGCAATGTAATAGCAATCTCTTTAACCTGTCGACCCATTTCCTCTTGGCTATTTTGAGCCTCTAGTAATAGATCGTCTGACATAGCGGTAAGGCTCTCGGCGCTGGTAGGGTTGGCTGTTTCATAGCCTAAGTTGCGGAGTTGCAATGCAGTCTCTGCACAAAAGTCGCGTGCTTTGTCCTTTTTGGCTGTTTCAAACTGATTAATGCTCATTTGTGTGAGCTGACCAATATCAGGCTTCTCGCCGTCCTCGTCTTTTGTAATAGTCCATACTTTACCAATTGCAGAGTCTAGGTTTGAGTCGACTTCCGCGCCATCAGCCAAGCCACTAATATAGCGCTGTGGCAATGCATAGAACTCCTCGGCAATTTCCTCTCGGCGCTTGAGTCGTCCAACTTCCTGAATAATACGGCGCGCTGTGTTAGTAAGGCGAGACTTGCCAAGTGGTCGGTCTGCGCTTGCTCGGTGAGTCAATGGGTGCAATAAACAGCGCCCAGTAGGGTTCGTAATTATTTGAGATATTGTGCGACCCTCAAATATTGCCGTAAAGTCGGGTGTGAATACCATGTAGTTGTAGGGTGCAAAGCGCACTCCGCGTATTTTTGGTCTAGGCTCTGCCCATTTTGTTACCGCCAAGCCATATTTGAGTAATCCTGATGTTTGGTTAACCTCACCAGTGGCTTCCATTGCAGTAAACGGCACAAGTGCCTTTGTGCCAGCAATCGGATCGTCCGCGACCATAACAAAAGCACAGCCTGCAATAAACGCATCATGTTTGCCTTTACTAATAATGCTTGAGGCGTTAATGCTATCTAGAGTGTCGTTGATTCCAAATTTATCATTAGCAAAGCCATCGAATACAACGCGGTCGGAGAGAGTATTTACAGCACGACTAGCCCAGCCGATGCCCGGCTTGTTGTTTCGCATCTTCTGTGGAGTAGAGATACCAAAGTCGTGTATTTCATTATCAGCGTTGTAATACTGATATTTGTCGTTGGTTTTAATAGACTTTTCAGCGAGGCACTTTAATAGATGAGTGGCTAACTTCTCTGCTAATTCTATTCGTGGGTCTACCGGCTTGATGTCCATCTCTGTCCTTTTTAAGCCGGATTTGCCGCCCCGTTAGCGTATTTATTATTGGTTATATTATACCAGATATTGTAATTGTAACATAAGTAGTTCGCTAGGCACTCCCAAGCTCTGTAATTCGCACAAATGCGCCGGGGTTGCCCTTGCGATATTCTCCCTGTGCGGCTATCTGCGGTACGTCCTGCCATTTGTCATCGCGAAGCACGACACATTCGACTAGCATATCAAGAATACTCGTGAGTCGGTTGTCTAGATCAGCTCTTACCCTAGTACCAAAGTAAATTATAACTTCCACTTGGACCGGCACAAAAAAGCGCTCTTTTGTCTGCAGGCGCACTTGTTGCATTGCATACTCCTGCCAATCATAAAAAGCCTTACTTGGTATGCTCGAGCCTGCCCGAGTGCGCACCCTGCTGTTTTTCTTGCTTGGTACATTGCCGTCTAGAGTTAGACTAACTACTTTTGCGTGGTTTGTAGTTTTCAAGTAATCCATTCCTTGAGTTATAGCCTGCAGTTATTATTCTACAGTCGCAACCGCCATGCCTATGAAATACCTCTGGATCAGGCTCGACATAGTGACCAGCTTTGCTTATGCACCACTTGCAGTTTTTACTTCCTACAAGTTGCCGGTCGACAGTAGGATGGCTACCACTCTGGCGCGCTAATCGGAATGCGTCCTCTTGGGCTTTCGAGCCTGCATTATCTAGGTAGTTTTTAACATATTCTTCTATGCCGAGACTTCCATTGGATATACTGTTACTAACAACTTTTGCCAGTCCATAATAGCTATCGTTTATGCCCGGACCAGTTATGTGCTGGGTATCAAAGTCAAAGGTATTCATATCAAATACTTTGCCGTATATTGCAGTCCCTACCTCTCGGAACAGTATCTCTAGGTTTAACTGACGCACCTCTGGTGTTATTTCTGGATTGTTAATAAGGGCTATAGCATCCATAACCTTATTAAATATGGTTGGTGTAAGCGCTGAATAGTCCATTACTCAAACCCCCAGCTATCAATAGTGGCTTTTATGCTGTCTAATGCGCCAATTGTACTCTGCACGCGCTTTTCTGAGTACACACGACCGCGTGTAGGCTCTTTTGTGGCAATAAGTACGTCTATTAGCCTAGATGCCTGAAAATCGGTCAGTGCGGTGCTTATTTGGGATATACTGCCTGCATTTTTGACAGTCTCTGCATCAACACCAATAATTTCATTGGCTAATAGTAACTCTTTGACCTCCTTAAACTCTTTAGTCTTTAGGGGAGCTAGATCTGCTATATAATTACGCTGCGCTTCCGTTGCCATCATCAACCTCCGCTGTTTGCACCTCTGATATATCAACCACAGCTACACCCTGATGCGTTTTGCCTTTTGCATCTACTACAGGAGTGGCTATATGGAATCGGTAGACACTCTCGCCCTTTTCGTTCTTTGCCATCTTACCCTGACCCCAGTCCTCATTGAGTTTTTTACCCTCACTCTTGGGGAGCATCTTAATATCACCTGTGAACTTGTTTATATACGCGAATAGCTTTTTAGTCATACACATATATTACCACACAAAAACGCCCCATTGCT